AATCAATTTACGAATCAACTGTATAGGTGGTGATGTATTTGATGGAATGGCTATATACAATATACTAAAAAAGAGAACTTACAGAACGACAGCATATATTGAAGGAATTGCTGCAAGTATGGGAAGTGTTATAGCTTTAGCTGCTGATGAGGTAGTTATGGCTGAAAACTCTCTTTTTATGATACACAATGCTTGGGGAGGTGCGATGGGTGAAGCAGAAGATATGCGAAAGACTGCATCTGTTTTGGAAAAAATTAGTGGTGAAATTGCTAATATTTATCAAAAGAAAACAAGATTGTTATACGATAGAATCATTGGAATGATGGATGAAGAAACTTGGTTAAATGCACAAGAAGCATATGACTTAGGGTTTATTGATACTATTTCTGATTCTATAAAGGTAGCAGCGAAGTACGATGTTTCTAAATTTAAAAACATTACTACGGAACAGATACATAATAAATTAAATATTAACATAAATAATAAAAAAATGACTGAAGAGTTAAAAAATTGGTTTAACAATAAAGTTGATGAAATTGTTGCTACTGTAAAAGGTGCTGACAATAAATCAGAAGTTGTTGAAACAGAAGTTAATGTAAACCTGTCTGATAATGAAGAAATATCTAATAAATTATCTTCTTTTGAAGCAAGTGTTACTGACTTAAATAGCAAAATCGTTTCTGTAGAAGAAGAATTAACTTCATCTAAAGGACAAAATGAAACACTTTCTAATGAAATTGAAAGACTAAACGCTTTACTAAGCAAAGCAGATGCTAAAGGTACTGAAATCAGTACAGATGGTGATCCTGCTGTTATTGAAAATAAAACTGTAGATGCAAATTCTAGTTTTTACAATGCAATGGCAGAAAAAGTTAAAGCAAAATTTAATAATTAATAATATAAAATAAAAAAAAATGGCAACAGGAAACGTAGCACTTAAAGGCACATTCGCAACATACGGAGGTGCTAATTTAAACGAAATATTTTACGAGCCAGTATTTAGAAGTGATGACATTATGTCTAACTACAGGGTAATACCTAATGTTAAGCATAAAATGAATGTTTATACTTCTGCTGCTCTAAGTAACATAGTACAACCATATTCAACTTGTTCTACTTTAAGTCAAGACCCAGTACAACAATTTAACGTTGAAAATAAAACAATTACTGCAGGAAGATGTAGAGTTGCTTTAGAACAATGTACAGATATGTTCTTTGATACTTACATTGAAGAAATGTACAGAAATGGTGTAGATGTAATGAACCTAGAAGGTACTCAATTAGCTGATGCAATTGTAAATCGTGCAGTTAAAGGTATTGGTTCAGATGTATTAAGACTAGCTTGGGGTGGTGATTCAGCTACAACAAACTATACTGCATTTGATGGATGGATGAAATTAATGGGTGCTTCAGCTCCTGTAGTAGCTGCAAGAGTTACTGTATTAGGTGAGGAAGCTGCTCCATCAGCAGGTCAAGCTATTGATCTATTAAGAAAAATGTATGACCAAGCTCCTGCAAACTTACAGCAAATTCCTTCTTCTGAGAAGAAATTTTTTGTAACTCCTAAAATCTTTAATGCTTACTTAGCTAACTTAGAAGGTAATACTGCTGATTTAGGAATTGTAAACACAGTAGATGGTTACCAAAGAGTAAGTTTTAGAGGAGTACAAGTTGTTCCAATGTACGAGTGGGATACTATCTTAGCTGCAACTAACCCTACAATATTTGATGTAGGAGGTACAGATTTTACAAACGGAGCTTGTTACGTTGCAACTGAAAACTTAATTATTGGTTCAGATGTAAATGATCCAGAAGGTTCATTCAAAGTATTCTATGATGAGTTAGAAGAAAAAATGTTCTTCAGAGGTTACTTTAAGTTAGGTGTACAGTATTTGTATGACTCACTTGTTCAATGGGGATTAGTAATATAACAACAATGTAGATAGAGAGAGTGTAAAAGCTCTCTCTTATTTACCTTTTAATAATTTATAAAAAAATAATAATATGGCTATAGATAAAGGTATAGAAATTGGTTGTGCTGATGTTCAAGCATCAGGTGGTATAAAACACATATTGCTAAGAAGTTGGGCAACTGGAGATGATATAACTTATGCAAATTCAGCAGCAGCACATGGTATTACAAGTTTAACAGATACAGGTGGATCAACAGCTACTTGGTTTTTATATGAGTTTAAAAATGAATCTCCTGCTTTAACTGTTAATGCAACAAAAGAAAATGGTTCAACTGCTTTTGAATGTGGTTTATCATTTATGTTACCTAAAATGGATACAGCAAAATTTCATGAGTTACAAAATATGCTTAATCAGTGTATGATGGGGATTGCAGTAGATACTAATGGTACTGCATTTGTTATAGGTGTAAGTGAGAAATATGAAAACAACAAAGTAAACAGTAGAAACCAAACTTATTTAGATATGTCTGGAATGGAGGGTGGTACTGGAGCTGCTTACAATGATGATAATGGATTAACAATAACATTAATGGCAAAACAGTATGAATTACCAAGAGTATTTAGTGGTACAATTACTTATTATGTTGATGGAAATACAAGTTCAGCAACTACAAATTAATAATTTAAAAAAATAATAATATGTCAATAGAAAGTGGATTATCAATAGGTTGCACAGACTTACAAGCATCAGGTGGTTTATCTCATGTTTTAATAAGAGAGTGGAACTCTCCTGCTGACTCAGCAGATACTGTAGCATTTGACCATTCTGGTAATTGGTCTGTTACTGCTTTAAAAAACACACCAGAAGGTGGTACTTTAGGAGTAATGAACTGGGGTGTTTACGAAAGTAAGATAGAAAGTTCTTCTTTAACAATTGCAGCTACTAACGAAGGTAAAAATATAACTACATACGAATGTACAGTATCTATGTATTTACCTAGATTATCAGAAGATAAGTTTTTACGATTGCAAGAAATGCAAGGTAAATGTTTAATGGTTTTATGTGTAGATACTAATGCAACTATAGGAGTTGCTTCAGCTTATCAAGGAATGTTAATAGGTGCTAGTGATACTTTAAGTAATTTAGAGAGTAAAGCTAGAAGTCAAACTTGGGCAAGAATTGCATCTATAGAAGGTGGAACTGGAGCAGCGTTTTCTGATGAAGATGGTGTTACTGTTACTTTAACTTGCACACAATTTGAAGCACCAAATGCTTACTATCCTGCTGCAGGACTTGGTGTTGTTCTTGGTAGTACAGGTTTAACAGCAACTACAACGTAAAAGTAATAAAGATTTCAATAGGTCTAAACTGAGGTTTTGTAATCCCTATTTATCTTTTTTTTAATTAATATGTGTGATTGTAATAATAAATATGTAGATTTATCACACACTAAAATATATACAATAATGGCAAAATATACAGCACAAATTACATCAGGAAAGACTTATTATGGTAAAAATTCAGATAGAGTATTAGACTGGGCAAATGCTACACAAGAAGAATTAGCTCATGCTTACGAAGAATCAGGTTTAAAAAAATATATTACTAAAGAATCAACAACAAAAACTAAAGATGAGTCAGAAAAAGCTAACAGCAAGAAAAAGTCAAGTAAAAAAGCAGACTCTACAAAAGAGTAATACTTTTGAGTTTGGTGTTTTTGATTTAAGTGTTCCTCAGAATATAGAAGAACCTCAAGATATATCTAGGGTTACTACTGATTATATTCCTTTTGGAACTAATAACTTATTTCCCCAATATTTAGCAGAGCTAAAACGTAAATCTTCTACACATAGAAGTGTATTAGCACAAAAGACTGTATTTACAAGTGGAGCTAAGTTTATTACTAATAATCCTGATATTGCTAAATACATAAAAGATGTTAACGCTGACAAAGAAACTTTAAGACAAGTTTATAAGAAATTAGCAGATGACTATTTTACTTTTGGAAATGCTTATTTAGAAGGTGTTGCTTATGAGGGTGGTGTTAATCTATATCATATAGATTCTACTACTGTTAGAATGGCTAAAAACAAGAAAGAAGTTTATGTTCATCCTAATTGGGATAAATATACTATATCAAAAGATAAAACAAAAACTATACCATTATATCCAAGAGTTGAAACTGGTAGGTTTGTTGTACACTTTAAAGATTACGAACCAACATTTACTTATTATGGTTTACCTGATTACGTTGCTGCATTAGATCATATTGCAGTTGATTATGAAATTGGTAAGTGGAACTTTACAAAGTTTAAAAACGGATTTCAGCCATCTGCAATAGTTGAAATTAGTGGTGATATGGGTGAAGAAGAAGCTAAGAAATTAGTTAAAGAAGCACAACAAAAATTTGTTGGAGAGGGAAACAACGGAAAAATAATGTTTATTGTAAAAAATGGAGATACTTCACCTGCAAATGTTTCTATTATAAAAGATGATCAAGAAGGTAGTTGGATAGACCTACAAAAAATTACTGACCAAAATATTATAACTGCACATAGATGGCAACCTGCACTAGCAGGTATTGTTAGTTCAGGTAAGATGAATAACACAGGAAGTGAAATTAGAATTGCTTATGATATGGCAATGACTACAGTAATTAAAGATACCTCTGATTTATTATTAGAAGGTATTAAAGATGTTTTATATAGAGAGATGGGGTTTTTAGGAGAAGAATTATTAATTCAATATGAGCCACCTATTTCTTTTGCTACACAGCTTGACCCTACTAAAATCCTTACTATTAATGAGCAAAGAAAAATGCTTGATGAAGATTTCCCAATGCTTGAAGAAGGTAATATGTTCTTGACAGATAGAGAGCAGATTATTGTAACTAGAGATGATGATGGTGATGGTCAAGGAGATAGTGAAAGTGAATTACAAGTAACAGAAGTTGAATCACAAAATCAAGAATCATAATGGCAAACGTAAATCAATATAAAACTTTAGTTACAGCAGGTCAAGTTATTAGTAATAGTTTTACTAATTTTAATACTGATCCTGCTTTAATTTCTAGTAACACAATATTACTTGCAGAGTTAGCACATATAAAATCTGCTTTAGGTAAAAAGTTTTATGAAGAATTAAAACTGCAAAACAATACTGATGATTTAACTGTTGCTAATCAGGCATTAGTAGATGATTTTTTAGTAAGATGCTTGTCTTGGTTTACAAGGTTTGAAGTTATTAATGAGGTACAGAGCAATAGTAGTAGTATGGGTATTGTACATAACATAGATGAGTTTGCCACTATAGTAGACCCTTCAGAGTTAAATGCTTACAAACAAGATACTTATAGAAAATCTGAAATATATCTACAAGATATGTTAGAGTTTTTAAATGATTCAGATAGTGCTGCATTATATCCTACTTATGTAAGTAACAAACCTGCAAGAGGTTATGCTTATAAGAATCATGGTATTATAATGTATGATAGCATACACACTAGATATAATAATTATTCAAGTTGGAGAGATTATTGTCCACCTTCTAATTGGTAAAAAATATATAAATGGCAGCTAACGAACATAAAAATTTAACTGATGTAAACAGACACAATCCAAAAGGATTTGAGTCTGCTAACAATGATACTGTTTGTAGTAAAAGTATTGGTACAGGCACAGGCAATACAGATGGTAGTTTAGAGTGGATAGAGAAAAACGAATTAAAACAATCTCTTTTTAACATACAAGGATATGTTACTTCAGGAAATGCTAATTATTATTATGGAGCTAATATGACTGATGGTCAATCTCCTAACGAATATAATCAAGGTTATGGTGCAGCAACAATAGGAGATAACACTATAGATGGTGGAGATTTTTTTAAAGTAAATTCTTTAATGGTAACACAACCTTGCACTTTAAGACAGATTTTTTTAGCAGGTAATTCCACTACTACTTCTGTAGTTACTGTAGCTATATGTAAACTTACATTATCTGCAACATCAGCTCCTGATGCTATAACTCCTGTTCTTTTAAATGAAATAACATTTACTGGTTTAGCAAGTCTTGACAAAGTAATAAGGGTAAATAATTTGACTCCAGAAACAACTTTGAGTAGAGGAGATTTATTATTTGCAATGGTTAAAACATCAACAGCAGCAACATCATTTTTTAAAGTAGCAATAGAAGTGGGGTATGATAATTAATAATGAAGATATGAAAGACACTATACAAGATACTATTCAAGTGGGAGTAGCTAATGCAGGAGCAATAGGAATTTCTTTAGCTCATTTTAACGAGTTTTTAACAACTATATCTCTTTTAATAGCTATAGGTTTTTCAATTTATAAATTTACAAAAACAAAAAAATAACATGGCAAGTACAGTAACAGCAGCAAATTTAACAGTAACTATAACAGAATCATATACTTTAAATGGTGTTTCATATGGTAATACTGTAGAAAAAACTTTTTCTTCTAAAGGACAAGTAGACCAACGTATAATGAATGTATCTACTACAGCAAAAACAATATTTAATTGGGGAGCTGCTGATGAAGCAGGAACTGCTGTTAAAGCTGATTATGCTTATTTTAGAGTAACTAATTTAGATGATACAAATTTTGTAACACTTAGATTATATAATGGTGCAGATAGTTTTTGGTTTAAAGTTGCAGCAGGAGAATCTTTGTTATTAATGAACAATGAGATGGATGCTGTAACAGGAACTTCTTTTGGTGCATTGGCTGATATAACATTAGTAGCAGCACAAGCAAATACAGCAGCTTGTGATATAGAATTTATTGCAGTAACAGCATAACATGGCTAAATTAGTTTTTGCTTTTAGAAAAACCAAAAATAAAAAACGTAAAGGTGTTCATTCTAAAAACTCTTCTAAGAGTCAGAATGGATATAAAAAACCTTATAATGGACAAGGAAGATAATGGAATTTGAACATTTTACTGAAAAGGAATTTGCCTGTAAATGTGGTTGTAAAACTAACAGGATAAATTTAGATTTTATAGAAGATTTAGATAGAGCTAGGTCTTACAGTAATATTAAATATAAGATAACATCTGGTTATAGATGTTTAAACCATCCATTGTCTATAAAAAATCCCACAAGTTCACACATAAAAGGAATAGCAGCAGATATTGAATGTAAAGATAGTTACGATAGAGCAGTAATAATAGCAGGTTTAGCAGAAGCAGGTTTTGTAAGAATGGGTTTGGGTGATGGATTTATCCATGTAGACTCAGATCAAGATAAAGCACAGCCAGTTATCTGGTTGTATTAATATTAATTAAAATAAATAAAAAATGGAAATGTTAAAAAAAATGTTTGATTCAAGAAAATTTTGGTATGCAATTTCAGCAGTATTTGTACCATTTGTAGCAGCTAAGTTAGGTTTATCAGAAGCTGAAGTAGAAAAAGTTTATTATGCAATTTTAACTTTAATTTTAGGTCAAGGAATTGCTGATATTAAAAAGTAATGAATAAAATAGTAAATATGTTAAAAGGAGGTTTAGTAAAACAAACTATAAAACCAGTATCAGAATTATTAAATTCAGTATTAGAATTATTTAAAGACACTAAAGGCAAATACTCTTCTAAAAGAACAATTAGTGGTGTATTAGTTTTAGCTGCAAGTGCAGACATTAGTTTGAATGGTATTACTACAATGAATTTAGGTCTTAGCTTATTAGCTATACTACCTTTATTGTTTTCTGTGTTTGAAAAAAATTCATGTAATTGTGATTGTGCTTTAAAAAAATAATTACATTTGTAATACTTAGCAACTGTTCTGGTTGTTAAATTGTTTTAGTTTTAGTTTCAAGAATAGGGTGTTAATAACATCCTATTTTTGGTTTATTAGCATACTGTTTTTATTATATATTTACTTAAACTAAAAAAAATAAAACTATGTCAGATAATATAAAAGGTAAAAGATTAAGGTTATCATCAGAAGAAGTTGATTTAATTAACGAGTTCAGAGGCAATGACTTAGACAATATTAATGGCAACACAGCTTTAGATGTGCATCTTAAAGAAAGAGGTATAAATAAAAAAGATGTTGTAACAGTCAAGCATTGGCAAAGCATGACTGGGGACTTAAGATTTTCAATAGTAACTAAAAGTGATTATGGGTTAGATGAAAGTCAAATCTTAGATAACATAACAAAATTAATTGAAAGCTATTCACCAACATATTTAGATGTACCAAAAGATTTTGATAACGATCATCTTCTTGTTATTAATCCTGCTGATATTCATATAGGTAAATATGCAAGTGAGTTTGAAACTGGCAGTGGATATGACTGTGAAACTGCTGTAGATAGGGTTTTAGAGGGCATACAGGGACTTATAGACAAGTCAGCAGGTTTTGGTATAGAGAGGGTGTTATTTTGTATAGGAAACGATATATTGCATATAGATAATGTTTACAATCAAACGACATCAGGCACACCTCAAGATGTAGATGGTAAATGGTGGGAGCATTTTGAAATTGCTTTAATGCTTTACGTTAAATGTATTGAGATGTTAAGACAAGTAGCACCTGTAGATGTACTGCATAGCATGAGTAACCATGATTATCAAAGTGGTTTTCATTTGGCTCATGCTTTAAAAAGTTGGTTTAGAAAAGCTGATGATA